GCTGTAACTGTTGCGTGGTATGCATATAAATAACTAGGAGATAACTCATGGCCTTTGCACAGGGTTCACGTTCCAGCCTGTCGTATATCGTAGAAAGCACTTTTGGTACGACACCTGCTGGTAACTTTACTAACTTACCTTTTTCTACTCACTCACTAAATCTAGCTAAAGATCGTGTTGCAGGAAACGACATTCAGTCAGACCGTATGCCACGTGTTGATCGTCATGGTAACCGTCAGGTTGGTGGAGACATTGCTGTCGATATGCGTGATGCAGATTACGACGATTGGCTAGAAGCTGCCATGCTAAACACATGGTCAACCAACGTACTTAAAGTTGGTACAACACCTAAGTTCTTCTCTATCGAAGACTATGCTGCTGACATCGACCAAGCACGTTTGTTCACAGGCTGTACAGTAAACACAATGGGTGTTTCACTTGCACCTAACCAGATGGTAACAACAACCTTTGGTGTCGTCGGTAAAGACATGACAATCGGCGCAACAGAGAAGACACAGGATGCAGCATCTGGTGCAGCACCTTTTGATGCTTACTCTGGTGACCTAAAGATTGCTGACAGTGGATCAACTTTGGCATCATCAGCTATCGTTACTGGACTAGACTTTACAGTGACTAACGGCTATGCACCTACATTCGTTATCGGTGATGACTCAGCACCAAGCCTAGAGTTTGGTCGTGCAGAAGTAGAAGGTACACTATCAGCGTACTTTGAAGATGCAGCACTAGTAAATCGTTTCATCAACGAAACAGAGACAGCACTTGAGGTTTCTGTAGGTGATGGTACAAACACAATGACATTCCTATTCCCACGTGTGAAAGTAAACTCTGCTGATGTGGGTGTAGATGGTCCTACAAGTCGTGTAGTATCTATGTCCTTCGTTGCTCTATATGACACAACAGAAGCGACAAACTTGTCTATTACACGATCTGCGTAATCCCTAGCTAGGGTCGGGGGGTGTTGGTGTCGGGTCTGGCATCCCCCACTATAATTACCCGACAAATCCCGAAGGAGACTCGACATGGATTTAAAAGAACTAAAACCAAAATCAGATACAATTACAGTAGAGTTAAAACATCCGTCTACAGATGAACCTCTACTAAACTTAGATGACTCTCCCATGACAATTACTGTCTGGGCTGCACACTCAAAAGAGTACAAAGCTGTCATTCACGAAGCTGCTAACAAAAGACTCAAGAAAGCAGCCAAATCAAAGAATAAACAAGTTGATTTGACAATAGAAGAGATTGAACAACAAGGCTTAGACCTAGCTGTTAGTGTCATCAAGGATTGGAATATTACCTATGGTAAGGATCAACCTAAATTCTCACGTGACCTTGCAGAAGAGGTATATAAAGAACTTTTCTGGGTTCGTGAACAAGTTGATGAAGCCATAGAGTCCGTTGATGTTTTTACCAAGAAGTAGCATCAGATTTAGTTGAGTGGGCTAAATACAGTTTTAAACTCAACAAGGATCAAGATGGTGCTACTTTAAGAGAACACCTAGAAGCTGTAGAGCAACAGACAGGTAAGACACCAAAGGAGTTAGTACCTCCTGTTGAATTTCCACTATCTGTTGCTCATATCTGGCAAACATTCCTAGAATTACACAAAGGTCGTAGTTACGGGATGTCAGCTAACCCTTTGTCATATGGTGACATACTGGACTTTATGAAGGTTACAGGAATAACATTGTCGTCTTATGAGGTTGAAATAATAAAGCAACTAGACGTTGCATACTTAGGATCATCAAATGGCAGCTAATCAAGGCATAAATATTGAAGCAAAGGTAACTGGCTTAGAACGTACAGAGAAACTTGCACGTGCGCTTGACATGGTTGCAAAGCATTCTGAAAAGGTCAGTAAGCAAAGAACGGCTCAGTATTTTAACCAGAACGAGAAAGCTATTTCACGGGTTAATCGTGAGATGCAACGTAATCTAGTATTGCAACAGCAATCTGGTAAATCTACTCGCCGTATGGAACTAGGTTTTCAACAGGCAGGTTATCAGTTCCAAGACTTGGTGGTCCAGTTACAAGGTGGTGTAAACCCATTTGTTGCAATTTCGCAACAGGGTTCTCAGTTAGCATCATTCTTTGCTGGACCTTGGGGTGCATCTATCGGTCTTGGTATTGCTGCATTGGGTGCTTTAGGTACTTCAATGATGGCAGCTAGGGGTGAAACTAAATCTCTACAACAGTCTATATCAGGTCTTAAAGAAACAGAGCAAATAGTAAGAGATTTAGCCGAAGTGTTCGACTTGGACCTAGCTAATGCTCTTGATGTTGTAGATGAAAAATTCCGTGTAATACTTGAGACATATAATAGACTTGAGTTACAATCTTCTATAAAAGCCCTCAAAAAAGAAATTGGTGGCATTGATGGCTTTATGTCTGTTACTGAATCTCTTGCTGGTGGTATGTTTGCTACAGATGAAGAGAGTGGCAAGTTTATAGCTGGCTCACAGCAGTTTAAAGATAGGGTTGCTGAAGTCCAAGGAATACTTGCACAACTTGATGACGCATCTATAAAAACAAAAGATCAACTAGATCAAATGTTTGTAAAGGTCATTACCGACCTAGATAAGTTATCTTATGTAGAACAAGACTATATCGACAGGCTTATTCAAATTGCAGGTGGCGATCTTCAAGCATTACAAGACATTGCTCAGAACCTTGTAGATGAACAAGAAGATAAGAATGATGCACTTGAAATTGAGGCAAAACTAACAGAAAAATTACTAGGTTTACAGCAAGACAGGGACCTTGATGCCAAAAAGGCACAAGCCGATCTTCTTAAACAGCAAGGTCACTTAGCACAAGCTATGCGACTAGAAAAAGAGATAGCTGCTGAGATACTTACTAACAAAGCTATGCAACTAGCAGAAGGTAAGGCTCTTACAACTGAACAGCAGAGGTCTTTGGATGCTGCTATTAGGTCTGCACAAGAAGCTGTACAACTAAAGTATGAACTTGAGTTAGCTAAAGATGAGGCAAGTGAACTAGCCAAAGCATTAGCAAAAGCAGAAGCTGCACTTAATTCAATGAAGAACTTTGGCAATGGCTTAGAGACTGCTCTTGCTAAAGCTAAAGCAGAAGCTGTAGCCTTGGCTACTGGTGCTGATGTTGCAACAGCTAAGGCAATAGCTGGGTTCAGGTCGCAGCAAGGCCAGAAGATAGATAAGATGGTTGAGGCTGGTGTTGATACTCAACTTATTCAAGCTGAAAAAGAGAGATCAACCGCACTAATCAACGAACTTGAGACAGTCCTTGCAGGGAACGCAGCAGAGACTAAACGTCAACGTGATGCTGCTAAGTCTGGAAGATCAGCACAGAGTGATCAAGACAAATACGAAGAGTTCTTACGTAAGCAAGGTGCAGAATTAGAACTAAAGAAAAAGAACGTACTCTTAACAGATGAAGTAATTGCACGTAACGAATACGAGTTCAAACTTCGTGATAAAGCCGCACAACTAAAAGTGTCTGTAGACGAAAAAGAAATGGCACGTCTAATGGCTTTATATGACCAAACTGTAGAGTTAGAGAAGAAACGTGCAGTTATAGACACCATAGGTGATGCCTTTGAAGACATGCTAATGAATATTGTAGATGGCACAATGAAAGCTGATGAAGCCTTTAAGTCCTTCATGTCAAGCATTCTCAAGCAACTTTACCAAGAGTTGGCTATTGACCCAGCAGTGTCGTTCCTCAAGTCATTCCTACTAGCAGCAGATGGTGGTGTTATGTCACGTGGCAAACTTACACCATTCGCTTCGGGGGGTGTCGTAAATGGACCTACTGTATTCCCAATGGCTAACGGTATGGGACTTATGGGTGAAGCTGGACCAGAGGCTATCATGCCACTGAAACGTGGACCTGATGGTAAACTTGGTGTCGAGGGTGGCGGTGGAGTTACTGTCGTACAGAACATCAACGTATCTACTGGTGTACAACAAACTGTACGTACTGAGATCAAGTCCTTAATGCCACAGATTGCAGAGGCATCTAAAGCAGCCGTTGCTGATGCTAAACGTCGAGGCGGTTCGTATGGAAGGAACTTTGCATAATGGCTATTACTTACCCACTAAACTTACCGACACATACAGGTATAGCCTCTATTGAGTTACATGCAATCAATGCAGTAGCATACAGTCAGTCCCCATTTACATTTGAAGGGCAAGTACATGCTCATGCTGGTGAGATGTGGACTGCTGATGTATCTTTACCACCTATGAAACGTGCTGATGCAGAGCAATGGATAGCCTTTCTAATGAGCCTAAGAGGTCAATATGGTACCTTTAGACTTAGCGATCCAACAGCGGCTGAACCAAGGGGTACAGCGACAGGTATGACAATTACTGGGGGTACTGGTGATCGTACTATTAACGCTACTGTAACTAGTGGTAGAACTCTAAAAGCTGGTGATTACTTTGGGATAGTATCAGGCGGTAAATACCGACTACACAAAATTTTAGTAGACTACGTTGGGACAAGCAGTCCAGCAAGTATGGAAATATGGCCAGCACTTAGAGATTCATATACTAACTTAAATGTGGACCTATCTGCACCACAAGGTCAGTTTCGTCTAGCTAGTAGTGACACCAACTGGTCTGTCAATGATGCCAGTTTCTATGGTATAACATTTGGAGCAATAGAAGCAATATGAGCCGTACTTTACCGACAGGTATGGTTGCTAAACTCACTGAGGGTGAAGTTGAGTTATTCCATGCCTTAGAACTACAATTTTCTACTCCCGTATATCTATGGACGGGTATTGGCAGTAAGTCCCTTACACCTGAGAATGGATCGACAAATACCTATATTGGTGTCGGTAACCTGCTACAGATAGGTGAACCCTCAGAGGCTCTTGATCTATCAGCCCAAGGTCTTAGCTTGTCGTTAAACGGACTAAACAGTAGTATCCTGTCTGCTGCCCTGTCTGAGAACTACCAAGGCCGTGCAGCTAAGTTATACCTAGGTATTGTAGGTGTGCCTAACATGGCAGAAGTATTCTCAGGTTACATGGATGTTATGACCATTAATGAATCAGCAGATACTGTTGACGTTTCACTTAATGTGGAAAGCAGACTGATTGACCTAGAACGACCAAGGGTTGCCAGATACACTAAAGCAAGTCATCAGAGTATCAGCGGTAACTCAGGTGATAAGTTCTTTGACTTCTTAACAGACATTCAAGATAAACGAGTAGAATGGAAGTAAATGTTACCCGACTGGAAACACAACCTGACAACTTGGATAGACCAGAATAGATATAATAGGTTCTCTTGGGGTGTACATGACTGTTTTGTATTCACCAATGTAGCTTGGCGTAAGATGACTGGTAAGGGATATGCTGACGAGTGGTACGACAGGTACTACAATGAAAGGTATAGACCTCTGTCCAGAGAAGAGATGCAACAAGAGTTTGGCTACAACGAACTACATGAAGCATTAGACGAGAAGCTAAACAGAGTGCCTACATCACAAGTAGCTTATGGTAATTTAGTCGGTACATCTAAGTGGTCATTAAACAACACTACAAGAGTTGCCCTTGGTATATGCCTAGGTGATAGTTCCGTTTTCGTCGGGACTAGAGAATTACAATTTATACCAACAGACGAAATACAGTTTGCATGGGGTGAGAAATGAGAGATGAATTTGGCGCATGGGCAAGAGGTACTACGTTCTTAAGCCCTAACTATCAGTTACGTAGGATGCCAGGGACTATTGAAGCTGCCCTTATTGCAGCAGGTGTTGGTACTACAGAGCTTATTGCTGCTGGTACATTATATGCAGGTAGTGCCGCCATCACTGTCGCAACAGTTGCATCTTATGCTATCTACACTGCTGGTACAATGTGGGCCTTGAAGCAGTTAGCACCTAAAGCACCTACACCTACTAGCCCAGACCTAAGCAACCGACTACAGCCAGACTCACCAAAGCAGGTGATCTATGGTCGTACCCGTGTTGGTGGTGCTGTTACTTACATCGAAAGTGTTGATGATAGCAGTACTTTGATGCAAATCATCTGTATTGCGGGTCACCCTGTCGAAGAGATTGAAGACATTTATGTCAACGACACACGTGTTGATAAAGCTAATGTGGGAAGTGGGTCTGTTTATGGGGGGTTCATTGACCATCCAGACTGGAAAGATGGCACATCATCAAAGGTTGCTGTATTTAAAGGTAATGGATCAAACAATACCACTGCATTAAACCAATTATTTTATAGCAAGACAGGCAACTCAACAGATGTAAACTCAACTGACTTTACTGGCAACGGTTTATCGTTTTTACAAACTCTTTTTTACTACAATAAGGAAGTATTTACCAACGGTATCCCTACAATCAACGCTATCGTAAAAGGACGTAAGATATATGACCCTCGTAAAGATAGCACATCTGACGCTTATGATGCAAGTCTTGGAGTATCCACACACAGAAAGACTACTGAGTCCACTTGGGAATATAGCAATAACCCTGCGTTATGTATTCTAGACTACCTAACTCAAGAGCATGGGCTTAATATTGGCTATGATGAAATTGATGATGTAGAATGGGCTGACGAAGCTGACATCTGTGAAGAACAAGTTACAGAATACTCAGAAGGTGAAGCTGTCTGGATGAATGATCGCTATAATCTAAATGGCGTATTTACACGGGACATGGCACCTCAAGAGATTCTACCTGCCATGCTTTCGTCTTGTGCAGGTTCTTTATTCTATGCTCAAGGTAAGTGGGTTCTACGTGTAGGTGAGTATCGTACACCTATCAGCCCTGTGTTTGACGAGGGTGACCTACGTGGCCCTATGTCTATAGATACTAAGACTTCTCGTCGTGATCTATATAACTCTGTTACAGGTAAGGTATCCGCTGAGTTTGACTTTACTGATCCAAGCACGTCCTCAGAGATAGACTTCATACCTACCGACTACCCAATGGTAACATCTTCTGCCTTAGAAGCAGAGGATGGTGGAGTAAGAAATACACTAGAACTTCCACTGCCATTTACTACTGACTTACTTCAAGCCCAACGTATAGCTAAACAAACCCTATTTAGAACTAGGGAACAAATTGTTGTTAATGCTAGGTTTGGTCTTAAAGCATTCCAAGCTAGGGTTGGCGACAATATCAAACTAACCAACTCACGTATGGGTTGGAATGAGAAGGTATTTGAGGTTGTATCTTGGAAGTTTACTTATGGTGCTGGTGCTGCCCTAGAGGTTGACCTGACACTAAAAGAGAACTCAGAAGCTGCATACGACTGGAATGCAGAAGCTAGTGTCTTCTCAACTAACAATACAACATTACCTAAATATGACTATGCACCTCAACCTACTTTTGATGGTACACCTACTACAGAGGTTATCATTCAAGAGGATGGCACTGCTGTCGCTAGTGCAGAGGTAGCTTGGACTGTAACTGACGATGCTTATGCAAACGACTATGTATTAGAGTGGAAGAGAACTTCAGAAACAGATTACCAATCTATAGTTACAACTAATTTATACTACCGTATTCCCTCTGTACAGATCGGAGATGACTACGATCTACGTATATCTTCACGTAACAGGTTGGGTATTCTATCGGATCCATCTACAACTACTGTTACTATTACAGGGGATGTAACTGCACCTTCTGCACCCACACTTGTGAGTGTTACTGGTGGATTTGAAATGATCATTATTGACTGGGATAACCCTACCGATAATGACTTTTCTAAAGTTGAAGTATACGTAAATACAACTAACACCTCTACTGGTGCTACAAAGATAGGTGAAACTTCTGGTTCCTTCTTTACTCACAGTGGACTTGCTAGTGCAGTTACACGTTATTATTTCCTCAGGGCTTTAGACTACACAGGAAACCCCAGTGCATTTACTGGTACAACTGGCAACTCTGCAACTACACAAGATGCATTAGCAGATGGTACATCTATTGTTCCTGTGTATGCAGACGATGCAAGCGGCACTAACAAAAGTTATACCGCTGGTTCTCGTACTTTTGTACTCTACTATGAGTACACTGGCACTAAACCTGCTATTGGCACAGTTACTGGCACATGGGTACAGTTCGTAGGTGAAGAGGGACCACAAGGTCCACAAGGACCACAAGGACCACAAGGCCCACAAGGGCCACAAGGGCCAGAGGGCGACACTGGATCAAGAAATGCTGTAGTAAGGTACTACCAAGAGGCGGCATCGACACCTGCTAAACCAACTGCTAGTTCTTCAACATATACTTGGTCTACAGGTCAAGCGACAGCTACCGTAGGAAGTTGGTCAACTACCGCACCAACTGTTGATGCCGCTGGTTCTAATAATTATTACTATAGTGATATTACATATGTAGATAGCACAGGTGAAGCGAGTACGACTACAGGTTCTAGTTCAACTAATGCTGTACGTTTGTTTAACTTTAACGGTTTGGTTACTTTTACTAACGAAACTGGTACAACAGACCTAAATACAGCTTTGGCAGATAGTAGTACCATCATTGATGGTGGCAATATTACTACTAACACTATTACAGCTAATAGTATTATTGTTGATGACCTTACTATTGGTAAATCTGGTAATAACCTTACCATTAAAGATGCTGGTGTTGATACTACCCAAATTGCGGCATCTGCAATTTCAACGGTTGCGACATCTTACACTGCATCGGCGTCGGTGCCTTACTCAAGCAACACCTTTGGATCGTCAATCGCAAGCACCAGCTTGTCAGGCGCAGAGAGCGGAGACAAGTTTTTGGGAATAGTCACCGTCGGATGGTATACGAATATCTCTAGTAATGTGGATTATATCAATCAGTCAGCGTTTTTGAACTCTGGTGGTTTCTCGCAACTTTTTCATCCTCGGCTAGAGACAGCTACAGGGTTTGCTGGCGGGAGCACAATGGTGGGCCTATTCGAAGCAACTTCGAGCGGCACAGTGACGCTCACTTTTAATCCAGCACAAAGTGTCTCATCATCTGCAACCGCCACAGCTAATTCGATTAGGATGACTTTGATAAGGCTCAAACGATGATCAACTACATTATACACGACGCAAATGGGAACATCATTTCTTGCGGCTCAATGCCAGAGGCGATTGATCAAAGAATTAACACCGATCATACACAGGTATTAACTGACTTTCCCGATGATATTGAAAACTATCGTTTTGACATACCATCAAGCACCATAGTTCCTTTAAGTCAGAGTGTTATTGATGCAAGAAAAACGGAAGAAGCGTGGTTTTTACTTCGTTCAGTTAGGGCGGGGAGGTTGTCATCAACCGATTGGACACAATCACCAGACAGCCCATTGACTGACGCTAAGAAACAAGAGTGGGCCACGTATCGTCAATCTTTACGTGACCTACCTTCCAACACAACAGACCCTGCCAACCCAACTTGGCCTACTAAACCATCATAAGAGGATATTATGGGATACCAATTAGGAACACGTAGTAAACAAAAACTTTCGGGTGTTCATCCCGATATGGTAGCAGTAGTATCACGGGCGATTGAGTTGTCTGAACAAGACTTCTCTGTGCTTGAAGGTATACGACACATCAATCGTCAACGAGAACTAGTGAAGACAGGTAAGTCAACCACTATGAACTCACGACATCTGACAGGACATGCAGTAGACTTAGTGCCTTATCCTGTGTCGTG